TGCTTTGTTTTACGTGGTGTAACTTAATTGATTTTCTTCTTCTTCTGTATGTGGAAAAAGAACTGGATTATTTGCTATTTCAAACAGGTTGCATTCCCATCCTTTACCTCTGGTATCACCGCCCTCATTGTCTAAATCCGTTGGTTCATTGGGCGAATCGTCTGGGTAGATATATGATATGGATTCTAGAAATTCATTGCCGTCTATGTCTGTTGAGAAGAACACCAATCGTGATTCATCGAAAACGTGATGCTCAGGTAGTTCAAATTCAGTGTAGATGAATTGCCCCTTCTCTGAAGAATATGCTGTGAAATAGTGTCCTTCGGGTTGTGGATAACTGGTTTCATCAGATGTATAGCATTGCCCTACCTCACGAATCATTTCATCATACGGAGAATACTGTAGATGGTTTAATTTCTTATTTTCAAACATATCCCTGAGTTCATATGCATTATCGTATGTGCTAGTTGTGTCATCAGGTAGAGTAATTTCTATCCATGCTGATTCCATATCACATCCATAATTATGTGCGATATTATCACACTCATACCAGCCGTTTTGATCAAGGAAATCCATATCTTCTGGAGTTTTGTTTTCCTTAACATAATCGAAAGCGTCTAGAGCATAATCCTCTAGCTTGTCGTTTGTCTGCGCTTTCCAATAGTCGTGCTGTTCTTTGGTAATTGTGCCTAGCACGAATTCGCCACCATATCCACCAATGTTAATTTTTATTATATTTTTAGACTTGATTATTTGATTATGGAGCGAGCACTTGGAGTCGAACCAAGTTCTTCAGAATGGAATTCCAAAGTGTTGCCGACAACTACTCGCATATGGAGCTGGTGACAGGAATTGAACCCGTGACATCGAAATTACAAATTTCGTGCTCTACCAACTGAGCTACACCAGCAATATTACCTATACATTTCTACTAATTTTTGAATCAGGTTCATCGCCACTGAAGTTGCTGGAATAACACTCCCTAACATGACCGCCTTATCGTTCCAATAGAATCCTACAGCAGTCCAACAGCCAGTACCAATAATATAGAAGACTTGACCATATATGGGTAGTCCTGCATTTTGTAGAAATATTCCAAATACCGCAGCAACTACACCTATCCATTTGAGATAGGAATCTGGACCACCCGAAGGTGTACTAGGAGAGACTTCTTCAAACTGAGCCTGCATATCCTCAAGGTCTTCTTGCAGACGTTTCTTTTCCTTTCGGAGTTCAATAGCAAGACTTACTGCCTTACTCATCTGCCTCTCTTCTTTAAATTCTACTTGCGTATCAGCTTTCTCTTCACTCATGGTGTTTTATCTTTCAAGCATCGAAGTGTGTACGTGATGCTCCCATCATCAGATTTGATAGGCTTACAAGTCTCTCTGAAATAGTATTTTTTAAGGGGTTTTCTTTTATCCATTTTCCTAAATCCACAGAGCAAGAATAATTATTATTGATAGAATTATTATATGTATATAGGGATTCATCAGCAATTCCATCAGTAACCATTGTTTCCACGAATACCACGGCTCTTTCCCTAGATGTTTGTACCAGAACAGGGTAACTTTATCTCTAGGTTGATCCTGTGTCCAATTGGGATCATCTGCGTCATCATGTAATCTGAATGGATGATTCATTAGGTTCTTTCTCTATAACTCTACCAATGTTCGCTATCGGAGCCATGATACAACGCCCCTCTTACAAAAGTGTTAAACGAAAGGGAGATTCTATCTTTAGTAGCTATTTCATTTGGAGGCACCGAATGGCGTAACCATGATGGAAATATAGCAAGTTCTCCAGCCGTAACAGGAAAATATGTTGTAATAGAATTCCACATATTCCAATCCTTATGTTCAAAAACTAACGTATTTTTTAAATCGGCATTCGGATCAATAAAGCAAATAGAATCACCTTCTTGGGCTGATATATAGAAAACTCCACTTAGAATACTATTTGAATGATTGTGTACGTGATGAAATCCGCCTGGCTTGGTTATATTTAACCATGATTGTGTAATATACATCTCTAGGTTTTCTTTTTTGGGATATATGACTTCTTCAATATATCCTAGAATCTGTATATCACAAAATTGCTTTATTTCTTTTAATCTACTATTGAAGACGTAATTGTTTTTGGAAGTGGTATTACCAACATTTGGATTCATTCCTTCATTAATAATTGCTTCAATATCAGTTTTTTCTTCTAAAGATAGATTTGAATCTCTCTTTGCCACATACACAGGTGTTGGAAATACACCTGTTGCTTTGTTATTTTGTGGGTTTTGATTCATAATTCTATCTTATAAAGAGTGTAGCTCCAAGTTATCTCTTCATTCAGTTCTATATCTCTTATAGCAATTATTGAATACGAATTGTTATCTTTGGTGAATTTAAAACAGTTGGGTGTATTCGAATGATTTCCAAATCCACCGAGTGGTGTTCGTATAACTCCATTTGGAGAACCCTCATTAGCATAGTGTACTATACCAATATAAGATCCTTTTAGAATATGCTCAGTAGCAAATAGACCAAACCCATCAATAGGGGATTCTTTTATTGTTACATTATCTGGTAAAGGTCTATACATTTCACTAATCCCAAAAAGTACTTTGCTTATGTGAATTGTCACAGAATGGTTTATTAGAAGATGCTCCACACCCACACAATACAATGGGTTTTCCTTCTCCAGCGGGGCTGTCCAAAATCACCTTAGAATCAGAGGTAACATCATTTTTCATTTGAATGACAACATTACCCTTGATGGTGATAGGCCCTTTACCCGAAACTGTTATAAGAGTTGGGGATACTATTTTTTCTTCTATATCTTGTATACCCCCTGAAATATTACTAGTAGTCATCATATCATTTTTCCTTTTTGAAGTACCTCATTCAGAGTTAGGTGTGGTTGATTATTTATTGACAAGGATATTATAGCATAATGAATAACCTTGAGTAAATCTTTTTTATTATATCCACCTTTCTTGCCATATCGTTGAGCATATTTTATAATATTGCCTATAGCAAAACCGAGTCCATGGCCCGCATCTATAATAAATTCTGTTGATTGAATTTTACCAGAAGCATAATGTTGATCATAAGTCGAATCGATGTAATCTTTAACATCTTTAAGTATTTCTTCTTCCTTGAACTTATAGTCTATCATATTAGTTAGTTTTTTGGACAATATTAAGTATGTACATTATATACCAATTCCATTCACTGAAAAAACAGCTGTAAGAATATACAACAAACATTACAATTGCAAACTTTAAATTATATCCATTTAGTATCATACTCATACTTATACTCAGTTTAAAATACTGTTATACTAAAGAACCTTCGGGTAAGATGATATTTGAAATATCTTTACCATGTTCCACTAATAAATCTAAAAAATTGAACATATTTTCTGTATCTGGGAAACTAAGGTCTTTAAACTCTCCCGGCTCATCGGCCAGGGGTATCGAAATTACATATTCTTTCATAATATTTTCTCTCAGTTTAAAATAGTGAAGTGTACATTCCAGTGTGAGCTGTGAACATATCAGTCAACAAATCATTGTAGATGTTGTGATATTCAGTAACAGATTTTTCTTCAAACTTTCTTGTCAACTTAGAAAATTTCATATCGTAAGTGTCCATTGAGTTCAGTGTGATTTTCAGATAGTTGGAGTTGGAAGAGTTTCGTCCAATTCTCATTGACAGGGAGGTATCATCTCCTGCGAAGTTCTTAGCTCCGGTCATCATACGGAATTTGTTTCCGCCAAGTGTTCTCAAAATTTCTTCTGCAACTATTAATTTACTCATAATCAATCTCATTCAGGTTAGTTGGAAGGGGTTAATCCCCTACCTTCATGGACCATTATATCACAGGTAGGTCAGGAAGTCAAGGGTTTATTCAAACTTTTAATGAACCCTGCTCGTCCACCACACTACTCAAATCCGTAGTGTCTATTACCTCTAATGAGGGCGTTGCCGAGCAGGGTAATGATTTAACTACTCTGTAAAAGTTGTTTGAACTCATCTCCTCCCATATTGGATTTTTTGAGATTATTAGCGACAGAAGTAATCACTAAATTATGAGTTTCTGTTACTCCACCCATTTTAATTCCCCATGAACGTGGAATGTAATGATCACCCGCAGCATCTGCGTAGTCTAAAGGAAGCCCAGTGTAGTGATCTGTCTTCCCCTGTTCTATCCATTTCTGATGCTTCTGAGTATCGGAAAAAGTATCATTGGGGTCAATTACAATAATCCCAAAACCTTCTGGATCCTTATTAAATTCGTGATCTAGAATCGAACAAATAGTTCCAATTGCATTCGCGTTCTTACCATTAAACAATTTATTAAATTCTGGTAATACTGACCCATTTAGTTGGGTTATACCGCCTTTAATCGCAGCAACTACTTGATCTGAACTATCCCATTTTTCATAGACTTCAAAGAATTTCTTAACATAAGTTCCAGCAATGATTTTGCCGTATTTACTCTTAAGTTCGTCCGCATATAACACTAACATTAACGACTTCATAGAGTTCATCTTGTTTGCGTACGACACATTTGCCGCTACAAGAACCTCATGTGCTAGATTCAAAAGAGAATCGATTTTCTTTTTATCCGTGAATCCATTTTTATATATTCCATTTCTCTGTACATCTTTCCACCATTCCGTCAAATGTGCTTGACCCTTAATTCCTCCACGAAATGACACAGACTTAAGATAGATGAGCTCAGTGAGCCATTCGTCCATTTCCATTCGACCACCTAAACTAATATTGAAAAGGTTCATTACTTGCTTTTCTTTAGTAGTTCCTGGATTTAAAGTCATCCTAGCAAAAAGTGGGTGTAAAGGCATTGAGCCTATTGGTCTTACTTTGTCTCTAACATATGTAGAAACGTGCCCAAGAACAGCATTTCTGATTTCTTGGGGTTTCATTCCAGTTACATTATTGAGAAGTTCAGTAAACAAATCTGAAGTGTCTTCGTCTGAGAGATTTTCATACCAGCGACACCTTACCCCGTAATTCATAATACGGTTGTACATGGCCGGTTCTTTATCTTTCAGATCCTTAATGTTCATTCCACCAAGATTTACGTTGGTTTCTCCTGTATTGATAATAAAATTAGATGGAAGACAAAACTTATCATCCAAGAAGCGAAGTATCGCCATTACACGTTGTTGTCCATCTATTATTTGAATCTTCCAGACATTACCCTTACGTTTTACTCTCATGTGAATTTCAGGAATTGACTTATAATTATTTCCTAAGATAGTTTCCAGAATTTTTACTTCAAAGTCTAATGAAGCAACCCTTTCTCTCTGAAAGGCTCGATTTTGAGTGTCTAGAGTGGCGAATTCGCCTGGAGCAACTCCACCAGTACCAGCAACGGCGGATTTTAGCCAACTAACTTCTGATAGTCCAGAAAAGCTTTGGTTTGTGTCAAGGGGAGTCGGGGTGGGGTTAATGTAATCACCAAGCATTGATGGTGTTACGACTACTAAATCATTTTTCTGTTTCATCTTATTCTTTTATATAAAATCTAGGATCATTCCTAGTGTGTGGCAGAAATTATCATCCAAACTTAATTGTTTGGTTTGTTTAACTTCTACTATAAGTATATCATGCTTTTTTAATTTGTCAAGTCCTCCTTATATTGAATGTGAATTAAAATTAAACAAGAACTATATGTTCACCAATAATCCAATGCGAACTCTCATCTTCATCATACATAATGTTGTAAAGAGTTTCACCATCAGTATTTTCCTCTGTTGTCATTATCTCACCAATCCAACCTACTATGCTTTCACATACCACTCTGTCACCGACTAAAAAACTGTTATCTTCCATTTAAAATCTCATTAAGGGTTAACTTTTCTCATTTCCTATGGACCATTATATCATAGGTAGCTAGTAAAGTCAAGAGTTTATTATCCATTCCACCATTTTCCTATTCTACCACCATAGAGAGATATTTCTTCATGACCATTGTGGAACATTTTAGCAACTTGCTTAAATGCTTTATTCTTATCACTTGTTCTATAGACTACTTCGTTTTCAAGTTTTATGTGATACATTTTCATTCATGTTCTTTCATTGTTTTTATATCTCTCATCATAGCTTCGACTTCTGTAAATCCTCCTATCAAGATATCATCAATTACTACTTGTGGTATAGTCCTAATAGGTACACCAAATTTTTCACTCAGTTCTCCAATCACCAATGCAATTGGGATTTCTTCTACAGTGTAATTATTTTCTTGGAGTAAATCCTTTACTCTAGCACACCATGTTCAATTAGGTCCTGTGTATATGATTGCTGCGTTGACATTTTTCATTTTTGTATTTCCTTAATCTGTAGATAGTGCTATTGACACTTCTTCCACTAATTCAGCTTCTCGTTTTGCGAAACTGTACCCTTCAGCATATGAATCATTAACTAATTCTTCAAGTGCCAATCTAACTGTTGTAGTATCTCCATCCCTCCGGTGAGTACCACACGAAAAACATTCTTTTCGATAGAGTTCCAATATTTCTGTAACTGTTGTCATTTTATTCCATAAGCTTTTGCTAAAGTAGGAATATCCTTGACTCCACAAGAATCCCACTTCATGTAACATTCAGAACCAAGTTCCCAGCGAACACGTTTGTTTACTAATGACTCTATTCTGTTATATTCTTTCACATCCATCTCTGGTGTTCTATCGGTCACAATTATCTCGCCACCTTTTCGTTTGAGGTCATTCAACCTCCACCAGAATTGTTTAGTTGACACTATTTTCATACCCTCACTCCAGCATCTTCTAAATACCAAGCTAACCCGTAAAAGTCTTTACTATTAATTCCAACTTTTTCGATTTCATCAGCCTCTAGAGCACAAAAACCAAATGTTTTAACGTTCTCCATATGACCATAAGCTGTTTCTAACTTTTTCATTACTTCCCAATAAGAAGCAGTCAATGATTTCATACTTCTTCTTCTTGCATGACTTCCATTATACTCTTTGTTTAAACTCAAATTAATTTTCATATTACTCGTAAAATGAATTATCAGATTTTACGTCCACACTCATAATGGTGAATCGTATATAGTCGTTCAAAATTCTTTTCTTTGAATTCTCTTTCTTTTTACGAGATTTCAAAAGTTTTAACATTGTTAACTTGTTTGTTTCTTTGGCCGTCATAATCAATCTCTTTTGAGGTTTGTTGGAAGGGGTTAATCCCCTACCTTCATGGTCCATTTTACAGCAAAACGGGCAAAAAGTCAAGTGTTTATACCCCTTTTTTCAAAATACTTACTAATTCCCACTTAGTATCTCTTAAATGGTTCAGTGCTGTTTCCATCTTATCAATTTCTACCTTTACCGACTCCAGATGATCAAGAGTCACCTTTGTCATAATAGCTTTGAAGGATTCTGGATTCCGATTTGCCATCATTTTTCGTTTCGTTTCAGTTTTCATGAAATCATCTCGGCTAAAAGTGCATCATTTTCCATTTCAAGTCTTTCAATTTCTTCTTTTAGAAAACTTATGTGAACTGCATCGGCATCAAAATCTGGATTCCAATCATTTTCTTCTATGTTATCTTTTTTCATAATCAATCTCATTTAGGTTTGTTGGAAAGGGTCAATCCCTATCCTTCATGGACCATTATACAGCAAAACGGGCAAAAAGTCAAGTGTTTATAAAAGTTTTTTTAATTGAGTGAATGTCATGGCGGCGGGTCGCTCCTTTTTTCTTTCCCACCCTCTTACCAGTGGGGCAAACATTTCCATGAGCCGGGCGGTATTCACCTCATTCTTCCCTCACTCCTTACTTAATCAAAACTAACATACGTGATATTCTCGCCTCTCGCGAGACGTTCTTCTTTACTGAAATACTTTTTGATGGACATTCCTTTCGGTACAAGTTCGTGAATAGGAATACGATTTCCAACGTGTTCAATAGACAAGTCTAAACACCTATCCATCTGTTTCTGTAGATCCTTTCGGATGTGAGCTTTGAACCCCTCCGAAATGGGTGCACTGTCTATTTCTTTCATACACTCTTCGTGAGTGCCAGTCAAATTAATCATAGATATTTTTCTCATGACAAATAAAATTGGGAAACATTTCCCCCTCGTAAATTCAAACTATACTACCAGTTTAAGGCATTTTGGTCAAAAAGTCAAGTGTTTATAAGTCGTTGATACTATTGGGGAAATCACTAAAATAATTGATACGTTCAAAGAAAATCTTATAATATCAATACTATACAGTGATGTTTTTATCTAATTTAATTCACCATCTCGCTTGATTTCTGCGAAATAACCTTGCTTATTCATTTGTGCGGCAAATTTATGTGCGTCTGCGGGGATATCAAAGAATCTTCTTTGAATGTATGTGGAGTCAGCTTCTATTAGCAAATTCTTTTTATCTTGATGACTATTCCATTCTACCCATATATTACTCATTCATCCTCCTAATTTAAAAATGTTGGATATACGTCTTCGACTGTTGAGGTGTCGTGCCAAATTGCTGAAAGTAAATCTCCTGCTGCTGACTTATCTAATACTAGAAAATCACCATAAGTATCTATGATCAAGTAATTTCCGCTATCGTCTATAAATTTTCGAATAACATAATTCCCAGTGATGTGTACTTTGGTTGTCAACGGCAAGATTTCTTTGTGGTGTTTAATATTCATCTCTTTTCCTTATTGACTATCCAAGACGGTAATATCTTAGATTTTTTTGGTTCTACTACTGTTAATTTTGCTTTCTTGTTTATTTTGTGCCATTCACGTGCCCTCTCAAGAATAATCTCTTTGTTTTTTTGATAATATACTTTCAATTTCTCTTTTCGTAGTTCATCGTTTTTCCATTTCTCGGCAAGACGTTCTTTGTTCTTCTCGTAATATTTGTCATTAGCTATAGATTTTCTCTCTTTGTCTGTTAGCATACTAATCCCCCCACTCCACATTTTGTAATGAAATAGGCATCCACAATATCCGAAATCGGATTTTTTACTTTTGTTGCTCTAGGAGTTAATTGTTCTTTGAGGTCAGTAGGAGCATGTGATTCCAGTATGAATGATTCATACATCACATCTTTATTTGCAGTACCTTTACCGGTTGCAAACTTCTTGATTACAGTAGGTGGGATATCCGTAAATTGTATTCTCTGTTTCCACATTTTGTGCTTTAGTAGTCCAGTGTTTTCTGCTATTGAACGTACATGAGATATCCCAGACGCAGCAAAAGCATATCCTTCAATATAAACTTCATCACAACCTTGTATTAACGATATAGTCCAAGAGGAAAGGGCATCTTGTCTCTCCTCCGCAGTTTCCCATTCAGGATAGAGTTCAGCTTTTATATTACCTAACCCGTACCCGGCGGAAAGTTGTTGTTGTTTTTTGTTATTACATAGATAATGTAACACACACCTATCAAAATCAAAATGTCCACCATTTTCTTCCTTGTATATACATATCGCTGGTGATGTTAATGAATAATCAATCCCAGCTATCTTCCTGTCTTTCATCGATCCCCTCATCAATTCCCTCAAGATAATGTCCACAAAATGAACATAATTCTAATCCCTTGATATCACTTGTCATTATATTATATTCTCTGTCACAGCTATCACACAGTACATGAATGTTAGCGCCACCGTCTTCCCAGTCAATGTTTACAGGCATATAGTTATTTTACTTTCCAATTAGAGTGTTTATCAGATCCAATTTGCTCTACCAACTCTCTACTTGTAGGCAATCTTTGTATCTGTACATAATTCCATAATAATCTATCACCAAACCATATTTTTAAATCTTTAGGTTTAGGTAGACCAATACTACATGGAAAAACACTTTCTGCTAATCCAGTATATTCACTAAGTGCTTTACTAATAGCTTCTGCTTCTGTTTTCATTCCAAATTCATTGTATTGAATTTTCCATACGCAATTCTGTAATCGTGAATTAATCCACTCATCCTTATTGAAATTTACTCGCCTGCCTAACCGTATTGTATTTTGCACACATCTCCTTCCTCAGATCGTTCTTCTGTTATTAATACTGCTGGTTCGTACAAACTGCAAACACTTAAGCGTAAGAAGAATTTTGTTCTAAAAATATCATTTATATCTTGGGCTCCATTAGTACTATGTAGTGGTTGAAAAGTGGCTGATGCACAATCTAGTGCATTATCCTCATCCATCCAGTTATCATCGAGTGAGTATCTCATTGTTTGTACCTTTATCGTTCAGAGTTTCTTTATAATATTTATATAATTTCACATGAATCACCTGAGCAAGCAACTGTCTGAGCCCCTGTAGTTTGGTCTTCTGTTTCAAATCTAGATAATTGAGAATAATCAATTTTTGGAAAAACTTTAGCCATACTGTTATAAGTTGCTTCATCAATTTCTTCATAGGGTGCTAATTGATATATGTGATCATTTTTCGGTAGAAAACTTACCCCCACTATATCATCAAAATTTTCATATACAAAATTACCTATTTTAAACCATTCATCAGCATTTACATATATGGTTGCTGATACTGTATGTTCAGTATAATTATGCTTGATCTTCAACCATTGCTTTAATTGTTCTATAGCAGTAACATCTTTTACTAGTATAGAACCTTCGGGTGCTTTTACTGGAAACTCAACTACCCATGTTAGTGCTGTTTCTTCTGGTTGTCCTACCTCAGGATAAAAGGTAACGTTTTGCTCTTTCATCATTTTATAAAGAGGATCAGTAGCAGATATCCTTACTCTTCGTATATAGTACTCCGCAAATCGTGGATGAAATCCAGAAGCAGAATTAACTAAGATAGATGCTGTACCTGAAGGTTTAGTAGTAGTAATAGAAACACTTCGATTTATTTTTAATCGTTCTGCTATTTCTACGTTTACTCCTATTGAATAATCTCTTAATGACTGTAAGTTCTCTGGAGTTAAGATATCTGGATTATCCATTTGTCCTGTGAGAGATACACCCAATAATCTTTCTTCTTCTGCGTTCTTTTTCCAATCACCATGTAAGTCATTCAAAAGAGTAAAATCGGTCATTGAGGATTGTATTGTTCCAATCATAGTCGCAATTCGTATCTTCTCCATCAATGTCTCAAGAGTGTCATCTGCACGCACAACTACTTCTGAGAGGTTACAGAACCCTCTAGGACGTAAGATAATCTCACCGCATGGGTTAGTCGTCCAATCATTTCTCTTACGTCTTCTTTTTGGAATAAGATTATTAATTGAACTTCGATTGAATATTCCACGTTCACCAGTACCACTTTGAGCAAGGGCTAACCACTCTTTCATAAACTCAACAGAAGATGGTTTTTCATCATATATAGCACTATTGTTACTCATAGCTCTGTGACTATTTGTGTGCCAAAATTGTCCCTGTTTAGCATCTCTCATTCCAACATCATAGAGATCAGACAGAGTAATAATAGATGAACGTCTAACACCACCGACAACCACACTCGCAGCAATTTTAGTTACAATGTCAAAAGCGTTCAATGAACTTAACCTACGATCTCTATGTGCCTCTGCCATGTGCTTGATAAAATGTAACGTTTCATCCAATGGGCCAGGGCCGGATGATCTACCACCAAAAGTTTTAAGTCTCGCTCCTTGTGGTCTTAGTTTTGATAGATCCCATTCAATGGCATAACCATCCCACATTGCTTGACAACATTCCAATGTACCTAATGCCCAACCTTCTTTTGAATCTTCGAATACAATAGTTTTTGTTTCACCATTCAATTTTTTTACTTTTGGTAGTTTTTCAATGTATCTTCTGGAAACATCAATACCTACACCACAACCACTCATTAGCAAGAAATAAACTTCAGCAAAAGAATGTAGTGTATCAATAGGTACTGTGGAACAATTATAAATTGCTACATTGTTCAACTCAGCAGGTTTTCCCGCTGTCCACATCAAACGCATAGAGGGCATTACATGCATTCCATGAATGTTTTGGTGAATTGCTTCGTAGTCTGATTTTTTTAGTTTATTTTTACTAACTTTTTTGAAGAATGTTACTACTCTATCAACAGTTTCTTCCCATGTCTCTCTTCGATCTTTTTCATCTGTCCATCTGGAATACGTGCGCATATATACAAATTCAGCCAAATCATTTTCAAACACATAATTGTCTTCAGTCATTTTTCTATTACCCTTCTTTGTTGCTAATTTTTTCTAAAAATTCTTGTGATTCTCGGTCTGATAATTCATAATCATTCATTGTCCAGCTACCATCAAGATTATCCTTTATTATTTTCATCTCTTCTGAGGAGAAAGTACAAGAGTTAAGTACATAATCTTCGAAAGCCTCACAGCATATAGGAAAATATGGTTTCACAAGATCATACATCACATTAGCGTAGTCTTGTATTTCTTGTTGTGCATGGGAATTACTTCTTAATTTATAAAAATGGAAAAAATTATGGAGATCAATTTTCCATATGACTTCAGTATAATTGGATACAGGTAAAACAATTCTTGCTAATTCTCTAGCCACATTCCAGTCAATTAAATTTCCATATGCGGTTTTAGCACCATCTAAAATTCTATATATTTCAAATTCAATTTCTCCTGGATTTGGTAATTCTGTCTCTTCTCTACCTTGTTTATTTGTCGTTGATTGGGGCTTAAGACTATCCCCTTTTGGAAAATAAAAATCATCTGACATAACCGAGTACCTACCAGAGTACTCATTCAAGTTTGCCGTCCTATGGCGAACTAATTGGCGCATAATAAAGATTGGTAATTTGATATGGAACTTGACTTCACACATCTCAAAGGGTGAGGTATGTTTGTGTCTCATTAGGTAACGGATAAGGTTCCGCGTCTGATTTACCTTTCTTGTTCCTTCTCCATAACTAATACGAGCAGCGTTCTCTACTTCTTCATCATCACCCATCACATCTAGAAGTTTTACAAATCCATGTTCGTGGATCTTTATATTTTCACTGGACATTTCTCCACCCCCTTGCTGCCCAATCTGCTTCTAATCCATTCATAGTGTTTTTATTTATCATTTCAAGAATCTCATCAGTTGTCATTGTATCAATAATTAAATCATTAATATCTTTGAATATTTTTATTTTGGGCCAAACAACAACATTCCACCCATCATTGATGGCACGCATCAATTTCTTAACAGTATGTTCATTCCTCGGCTCATTGTCGAATATTAATACACACTGTTTCTTATCTAGTTTTATTGATTGAAGATCACCACCCGCGACTGCCAGGCAATTAGGAAGGAACATTGAATCAATTGGACCCTCTACAATATATGTAGTCTCCTCGGAATTCCATCTTTCTAACCCATAAATTTTAGTACTCTCTTCAGTAACTTTAATGGTAATATATCGGAGTTCATGACTACCCAACGCTCTACCTTGAGCAGCAATTAATTTTCCTTCTGTATCATAAAAAGGAATAACCATTCTTGGTTCTCCTCTACCCAAATTCGAATAATCAATTTTAGATACTGACATTGCCCATTTTCTAAAGTCTTCAGCATAAAAAACCTTCTCCAAGAAAGTGTTTGGTATCTTTCTACCCTCATAAAATAATCGGGCGTGATGGGTATTCGTAAGAGAACCTATAGATGGTAAATCTATAGTAGTTGGTCTAGGTTTAAACTTTGGGGTTTTGAATTTAAATTCTGGTTTTTTCACTCCCCTATGGGTAGATACCCCTTCACCGTATCTATCTAAAACATATTGGCCATATAAGTGAGGATCTAAATGTTTTATAAAATTACCCAATGACGCACCATAACCGCAATTATGACATTTTACGATTAACTCTTGTTTTTTTAGGTAAATGTATAAACGTTTTTTAGATCTATTCTTAGAGGAATCACCACATATAGGACAACGTGAATTCCAGAGATTGGGCCGTACTTGTTTTAATAGGTCTAAGCGAGGTGAGAGTAGTCCCACATATTTTTGATCGGTAAATAAACTCATACTTAATTATATCACGAAAAAGTAGAATGTCAAGTCTTCCCTCTATCACCCTTCTTTTTCTTCTCTAATTCATTTGCCATCCATGCTCTCGCTCTTGCATCATTAGGAGCACGTGATATTAGCCTATTCACGGAATTAAAGGCTTTATTAAATATACTTTCTCCTGCTCTATTATTTACTATTTCTATAAAACCCTTACCAAAAATATTATTGAGTCGTTTCTTACTTTTCTGTACTTCATCATGAGTGAGACGTACTATTTGATCATCCAATTTACGAGATCTTTCCGAATTTTGTTGAAGTGCAACATCAAGTGAAGTATCAACAAATATCATGTAACAATCATAACCAATTTGTTCTAGTTGATGTTTTTTCCTAGCAATTTTGTTTGGGTCTTTTGCTGTACCATCGATGATCAATCCAAGTCTTCCTTGAACCCATCCAGCCTCTTTTTTTAAAGTCTTTTCTTTGGCGGTTTTTCGAATCAATTCTTTTGACGCTAGTTCATCTGGAGTATATATGGACATATTGGAATGTAGTTTAGCTTTCATGAGACCAAATTCTAATTGCTCATCTGAATTGACTACCTTTAACCCAAATGGACCCGTTTTGCCCGGCTTGAGTTTTTTCATGTCATCATGCCACTCAAATTTGCCTGGTCTCGAACCTGTTGCTTTCTCTGCTGAATATGATTTACCGGAACCCGCTCCACCAGCAAGGAAGAACGCTTTAAAGATACCTGGGTCATATACACCCTCTAAAATTGTATGTCTAAAATCTCCAAATTTCATATGTCAGATCTCGTTACAGTTAATATTTTGTCTTTGTGTGATTCAAGGATTGCTGTTCTGTTAGGCCATTTAATATATTCCTTAGTT